ACCCGAAATAGATTCTATTGATGCACCCGAAGTTATTACGAATACTAAGTGGTCAGACCCGATTATCCGTGATTTGTCAAAACTAGATATATCAAAACTTGGGCCGATTTACGCAAATCGTGTTATTAGTGGAGAATATTTAGGTGCCCCTGAGATACGGATTTTAAACGATATCCATGCAACACACGTTTGTTTACTCTTTTACGAACGCCCTGATCATACCTTTTATACATACCCGGATGTTCCAAATAATGCTGATATTATATATATCCACGCTAACCATGCTTACGTCAATTCCGGTAAACGCGAACCGACCGATCTTACTCGGCTATTCGAACAGATTGGGTATGCTGTCCCTGGATTTATTAGTATGCCAATTGACGGCGATTGCGTTCTGCACGCCTATAAGTATCTATCAGGTATCAAGACTGATAATCATATCCTTCGTAAAGAGATTAGCAATATTATAATCCAATCGAGTCATAAAGCTGGCGGTATACCTTTAGAGGTTGCCACTACTGAATTAATCAAATACTGGGAGGCTGAGACAGAGGATAATCTTTTAAGAGCACGGTATGATTGGAATTCTGCCGTTCGCCGTGACAACGTCATTTACCAAGGTGCGAAATTGCAATACGAGCGAGACACTGTAATATATCTGAGGCGGAAATCTGACCATCTATTTGCCCCATTCTATAGTGATCTCGGCGATACCTCGACTGAATATGAGAGTGCTTTCAATGGCAAAGAATTCGTAAACATCTCTATTGAAGATAATATGTATAAATCAGATAGTAATGATCCGATACTAATGGTTTCCAGACACATGGTATTAATCCAAGGACCACGTTTAGGTAAATACAGTAAGAAATATGTACCGCATTCTCCATTCGTGTATGTACATTCTGGCGTCGCCGGTGCAGGTAAAACGACTGACATAATAAATCGTGTAGAAACCGGTGATTTAGTTTTAACTGCTTTAAAATGCTCTGCGGAAGAAACTGCCGGCCGAATCGCTATTACTGGTAAAAAGATTACCGTTAAAACAGCGGATTCTTATCTGATAAACGACCGTAAGACTTATAGGAACGTCTATTTTGATGAGGCTTTCGTCGTTCACGCAGGATACGTTGGTTTAATCAGTGGTTTCGCGAAATGTGATACAATCCATTGCTATGGAGACCCAAATCAGATACCCGCTCTTGCTCGTGTCGCTGGTTTTCGTTTTCACGCTAATACTATACAAGCGAGTAGCTCGGATTTCCAAAATATTAGTAAAAGGTGTCCTCTCGACGTGTGCCGTGCTATCAATAAACATTATCTGAAGATTTCTGCTGGCAAAACGATCACAACCAAGAACCCTCAAACTATTTCTATGGAGGTTATCAAAATTGCTAATCTCGGATGTGTCCCTACCCATTCTGATGTTCACTACGTCGTTTGGACGCAATCTGAGAAGAAAACTTTACAAAAATCGCCGGCTTTTAGAAATGTTAAAACTATTCATGAGAAACAAGGCAGTACTGTTAAAAACTTAGCGCTCATACGTCTGAATACTAAGACTATTCCGCTCTTTGAAAGTACCCACCATGCTATTTCCGCCATCACTCGCCACACACGTAGTTTTAAATATTACACAATTATTCTCTCACGTTCCGACGCGGTTCAACGACTTATCTATGACGCTCCTGATGTCCCACTTAAACGTTTCCTCGATGAAGACCCT